GCAAAATCAGATGGATGCTTATCAAGACCCTGATAAGTTTCCAGTTGATTCAATTGTACGGGCGATTTATCACAGTTATTCAATTTTGGCACGTTTGGAACAGGAATTGGAGAAGATTCCTGACGATGCTGATTTTGAAGAAGAGCTGGAAGAGATAGAAGAATCTGTAGAATATGATGGCAAAGACGTAACTATACCTGCTAAACAATATGAGAAATTACAGAGAGAAGTAAAGAGGGCAAACGCTAGAGTTAAGCGAGTAGATTTGCTGAAAGAGTTAGCCAAGGCTAACAGGCTACTTGGACAACAGATGTCGGAAGAGCAGAAGATAATCGAAATGCGAAAGCGGCAGAAATATATTGAGATTAAAACTCATGCGGAAGTGTTGTCTGCTTACAACGATATGATTGTATTGGCTTTGCGTAGATTGGGCTTATCTGAATTAGAGATGCAGGAGTTTTTCAGACATATGGATAAATTGCGACAGGAATATCCTCTTGTCAAGATGACATTGGAAGATGTTATTGAAAAACTAACCGCTTCTCCTGAAAAGCGAATTGAGCTGGAACCCTCTGCTGTAGAAGTATTGGACGATCCTGAAGATGTAGTTAGTAAGGTGGAAAATACGCTGTAATGGAGAAAGTAAAGATGCTTTACGGCAATGTTTTTGATAAGCTAAAGACTCTTCCAAAAGAATCTGTTAACTGTGTTGTTACTTCTCCCCCGTATTACGGATTGAGGGATTATGGAGTAGAGGGGCAAATAGGCTTAGAATCAACGCCCGAAGAATATGTAAAGAATATGATCGCCGTTTTTCGGGAAGTACGCCGCGTGCTGCGGGATGATGGAACAGTGTGGCTTAATTTGGGGGATTCGTATGCAGGCTCATCTATGACAGGCGGAGTCGGTAGCGGAACTATCGCAGGAACACAACAGGGCACAGCAAAAGGCGTTGATATACGGTTCACTGCAAAACGTAACGACGGCCTCAAATCCAAAGACCTAATCGGCATCCCCTGGCGCGTAGCCTTCGCCCTACAGGCCGACGGCTGGTATCTCCGCCAGGACATTATTTGGCATAAGCCGAACCCGATGCCAGAATCAATTAAGGACAGATGTACCAAAAGCCACGAGTATGTTTTCTTACTGAGTAAATCGGCAAGATATTACTACGATAATGAAGCAATAAAAGAAAAATCTGCGAATTTAGGACAAACACAAATTCGTTTTGGGGGAACTAAATACGGAGATTCTGACGATGTTCACCATCAAACAAAAAGTGGAGAGATTTATTCTGATACAGGGTATCGTAACAAGCGTTCTGTTTGGACGGTTACAACTAAACCTTTCAAAGAGGCTCATTTTGCTGTGTTTCCTCCTGATTTGATTAGACCCTGTATATTGGCCGGCTGCCCTGAAAAAGCTTGTCCGAAATGCGGTAGCCCTTGGAAGAGGGTAATAGAGCAACCTGACTTTCCTAATGTAGAAGATTCAGAAGTAGATCGGTTTGGTAACGGAAAAGCTGGGATACATAGAAAGATAGGAGGTCAGTATCAAAAGTGGTTAGATAAAAACCCTCCTAGATTTATAGGTTGGGAATCTACTTGTAGTTGTGAAGTTACTGAAAAAGACACAGCGCCAGGTGTGGTATTAGACCCATTTATGGGTTCAGGCACTACAGGAGAGGTAGCTCTAAAGACTAACAGAAGATGTATTGGTATCGAGCTAAATAAAGAGTATAAGAAAATAATAGACAAAAGACTTGAGCCTTACTTAAATACTCAAGATTTATTTGCGGGGAGTAATGGAGAAAGAGGTTAAGGACTTACGCTCCATTGACGATTTAGTCAGTGATCTTGGCAATCGTATGGAGAAATACGGCAGAAATTCGATTTGGGAGTTTGAACCTGTTGATATAGAAACGTTTATCAACGATCCAATGTATTTGGATTTCAGATATGATCCTCGTACCAAAATAGGGTGCAGACCTTGTGTAATGAAGGATTTGAAAGCTATATTTGGTACAGACCCTTATCGGATTGCTCCTGTTAAGCGGGAAGCTTATTTTTCTGAAGCTATTGGTACAGGTAAATCCACCAAAATTGCAATAGCGTGTGCATATTTAGCTTACAAACTGTTATGTTTGTATGATCCTATTAAGTATTTGCAGTCTATTGGCTGTCAGTTGAAAGAAGATTCCAAGATTGCAATAATGGTTATGGCACGTACAGAATCTAATGCTAAAGAGGTAGCTTATGATAAAGTAAACGGCTTAATTATGCACAGTCGTTGGTTTCAAGATCATTACTTACCTGCACCGGAGGTAAACAGTAAGATTGAATTAGACGCTCCGCCACGTAACAGATTTAGATTTGATCCTACTAAGAAATACAAGAATATCCATATCGTACCAGGTTCGTCAAGTGAATACTCTGCATTAGGTTACGATATAATAATGGGAGTGCTGGATGAGGTAACTAAGTTTGCCGCTGCACAGGATCGTACTGTATCTGATGAAGATAAGGATCAAGCTGAGATACTGTTTGCAGCGATACAGGGTAGAATAGTTTCTAGGTATGAAGATAATGGCATTATTATCTGCGTTGGAAACCCTGAATACAAAACTGATTTCTTGGAAAGGCATACGGAGAAACAAACAAGTAAAGAAGATGTATATATTGTAAAACGCAGAGCACAGTGGCACAGCAAAATGCCTGAGTTTGATCCTGACAAGAAGTTACCTAATGGAGATTACAAGTATCCTCATTTTTATTTTAGTATTCCCAAGCAACGTATTATGCCTGAACAGTTGAAGCAGAAGTCGGGAGTTATTCCTGTACCCTACGGTCCTAACGATATGTATTACGAGTTAGCCAAGCATTCTCCTGAGATATTTACAAGAGACTACGCAGGTTATCCTACTGCTGCTGTTGGGCAATATGCAAGTGATGTAGAGTTGTTTACTGCCAAAGCCAACTCTGAAAGAAAATCTCCGTTAATAACAGGTAAACAGCCTGATGTACCAGAGCAGTGGGTAGAGCCTTGGTTTGAAAGAAAACATATAGCTTGGCACGCCTTACATTTTGATTTGGGAGAAGTTAGCGATCCTGCTGCATTTTGTTTATCTCATCCATATGGGTTTGATAGTGACAAAAACCCTTTGATTTATATAGACATGATATACAGATTTGAAGGTACTCCCTTGTCGCCTTTTCAAATAAGGTGGGTGTACGATTGGGTAGATTATTTTGTAAATCTTGGTATTCCAATTGGTTTGATTTCAGCAGATACTCACCAGTCTACTCAGATGTTGCAAACTTTTAGTTCAAAAGGATTTGAAACAGATACTTTGAGTTTGGATAGAGATAGAAAACCGTATGATAATTTGGTACAAGCGGCAATGGAAGGAAGATTGGATTTTTATTATCACGATGTGTTGGATAGAGAATACAGGGGTTTAGAAAAACAGGGAGACAAGATTGTTAAGCCTCGACACGGTACAGATGATGTATTTCAAGCTGTAGCCGGCAGTGTTTGGCAAAGCATGAGACTTGCTGTAATAGACCCTCCTGAAGAAAACAGTATACCGGGAACAGAAGACGAAGGTTATAGCTCAGTAGATATTTTATAGATTGGATAATCCATGAAGTTAGAAGAAGAAAAAGTATCAGACGCTCAGATTTTGGATGAGTGGAAAGAGTCTAAAGTGTTGCAACCCTTTTCTGTTGATGAGATTGAAAAGAAAAGGGAAGAAGAGCCAAATGCAGTAAAAAAGTGGAAGAAAGAGTACAAGAAATGGAAGCAGTCTGTTAAGAAGGCTAGTAACGGTTCCTTATACTCAGACGGTGATCCTCCATTTCCCGGTAGCAACGTATCCGTATCAGAAATGGCACAGTATCTTGCCAACGGGGAATACTACCAAAAGCCGTATGAGACAGAAAAACTATTGGAATTGATAGAACTGTCAGGTTCTTTGAAAGATAACCTTAAAGCCTTTTCCCGTAACACAGTAGGTTTGGATATAGATTACGAACCTTATCAGGGAAAGCCTTTACACGAGTTATCAAAAGATGAGGTAGAAGACTACCATGAACAGGGTAGAGAGTTGTTACAGTGGCTTAATAGCAAAGCCCCCTTTGGCAGACGTTTCAACTCTATTGCTAGACAGCATATGGAAGGTAAAAAAGGTTTAGGCGATGGATACCTTGAAGTAATAAGAGATGTCAAAGGTAGAATTGTCAAGCTTAACTACATATCTGCTGTTTATATCTTTGTAAGAAAAGGTGGCGGATATATTTGGATAAAGAACGGTAAGAAAAAGTATTACAAAGAGTTTGGTAATCTTGATGTAATGAATGTGTGGACAGGAGCAGCGGAGCCTAAGCCTGAGCTAAAGGATAGGGCGACAGAGCTGTTACCGTTTACAGAGTTTAATGATTTATCAAGCCACTATGGTGTGCCCAATTGGTCAGCTAATATCCCTGGTGTAGTGGGCAATCGTTATGCTGAAGAGAGAAATGTTAACTTCTTCCATAATGATGCGCCACAGCCTCTGTATTCTAAAGTTTTGACTTCTACCGGTTGGAAAACTATGGGAACGGTTGAAATTGGTGACAAGGTTATTGGTCAAGACGGTAAGTCTTATTCTGTAACCGATGTTAAGCCTCAAGGTCAGAAGGACGTGTATAAAGTTACCTTTATGGACGGTACTTCCACAGAGTGTACTCTTGGTCACTTGTGGACTGTAACTAACAACTATGATCGGCAAAGAGGTGTTACACGTACTGTGACCTTAGCTGAATTGATAGAAGATGGGTTTTTCTATGAAAGCGGTCC